GTCCGCCGTTTTTACCTACGGTGTGTGGTGAAATATGGCGCTGACAGCGGTTGTGGCGGCTGGGGACCTGCGGGCGTCGTTGGAGGCGACGCGGGACCTGTTGGCGGCGGAGCTCGAGCGGGGCGCGGTGTGCAAGGACTGCGGCGGGTCTATGTCGTCGCCGACTGCCGGTTTGGCGAAGCAGCTGGTAGACGTGCTGGAGCGGTTGGATTCGTTGGCTGGTCAGGAGGAGGTGTCGAGTGTCGATGAGATCGCCCGTCGCCGAGCTGATCGGCTCTCAGGTTCCGACGTATCGGAACGTGCCGCAGTATCGGCAGACGGCAGCCGACGAGGCAATCGATCTCGCCCGGGTGGCGGGGCTGGTGCTGGATCCGTGGGAGGAGCTGGCGTTAAGGGACGCTCTGGGTCTTCGTCTTGATGCCCGGACGTGGGCGTCGTTCGAGGTTGCCCTGGTTGTTCCCCGCCAGAACGGGAAGGGCACGGTGCTCGAGGCGCGGGCGTTGGCCGGGCTGTTTCTGTTCGGTGAGGATCTGATCACGTGGTCGGCGCACGAGTTCAAGACGGCGGTGGAGGGGTTCCGGCGGTTGCGGCGTCTGATTGAGGACAACCGGGATTTCGAACGGAAGGTGAAGATCATCCGGACGGCGTCGGGCCAGGAGGGCATTGAGCTCCGGTCGGGGCAGCGGATCCGGTTCATGGCCCGTAGCCGTGGCGCCGGCCGGGGGTTCTCGGGCGACACCGTCATTCTGGATGAGGCGTACAACTTGCCGGCGGAGGCGTTGGCGGCGGCGTTGCCGACGATGTCTGCCCGTCCGAACCCGCAGATGTGGTACACGTCGTCGGCGCCATTGCCGACCCCGGAATCTGATGTATTGCGGCGGGTTTGCAAGAAGGGCCGGGCGGGTTCACCGAGACTGGCGTATCTGGAATGGTGCGCCCCGACCGATTCCGCGATCGATGATCCGGACGCTTTGGCTGCCGCGAACCCGGGTTTGGGTATCCGGTTGAACTTGGATGTGATCGACGCCGAGCGGGGTTCGTTGGATCCTGGCGATTTCGCTCGGGAACGTCTCGGTATCTGGACGGAAGAGGACCGGAACCCTCGGATCATCCCTGCGGAGGTATGGGCGGCCTGTCAGGACGAGGAATCGAAGCCCACGGGCCCGTTGTGTTTCGCGTTGGACGTTTCGCCGGACCGGGCGTGGTCGACGATTGTGATGGCCGCCGAGTCGGATCGTGGGGGTGTCCATGTTGAGATCACTGGTAACGATGAGGTGTATGACCATCGGCCGGGTACTGGCTGGGTTGTTGGCCGGGCGGTCGAGTTGCAGGGGCGGTGGGGCGGGAAGGTGGCGGTGGCGAAGGGGTCGCCGGCGTGGTCGTTGAAGGAGGATTTGGAGGCTGCGAAGGTCGATCTGTTGGTCGTTTCGACTGAGGAGCATTCGCAGGCGTGTGGGGATCTGTACGATGCTGTTGTCGAATCGAGGTTGCGGCATGTTGGTCAGGATGAGTTGGATGCTGCGGTCGCTGGGGCTGATCGCCGTTTCTACGGGGATGCGTGGTTGTGGTCGCGGCGTTCGTCGTCCGTAGATATTTCGCCGTTGGTGGCGGTGACGTTGGCGCATTGGGTGGCGCAGAAGCGTCAGCGCCGCCCGAAGATCTGGTGAGGGTCTGATGGCGTTTTGGAGTCGTCTGTTCGGTGATGGCCCGAACCATGCCGGTGTCGTCCCGAACAGCAACGGGCCGTCTGCTTGGTCGCCGGGCGATCCGGAGGGTGTGACGGTCGAGACGCCTGAGCCGGTGGAGTTGCGTTCGTTCCCGGTGGTGATGCCGTCGCCGTGGTCCGGATGGCCGGAGGAGTGGTCCACCCCCCAGTTCAACATGACTTCGCAGTTCAACACGTTGATCGATGTGGCGTGGATGTGCCTGGACAAGAACGCGTCGGTGCTAGCCACGATGCCCGTGTATCGGATCCGGGCCGGCGAGATGCTCGAGCCGACGACGTGGATGACGAATCCGGATCCGATGATCTATACGTCGTGGCACGAGTTCGCCAAGCAGCTGTTCTGGGACTACCAGTTGGGTGAGGCGTTCGTCCTGCCGATGGCGCGGGGGGCGGATGGTTACCCGTTGTCGTTCCGGGTGCTGCCGCCGTGGCTGGTGAACAGCGAGATGCGGGGTGGCCGGCGGGCCTACAACATCGGGGCGTTGGACGTGACCGACGAGATCCTGCACATCCGATATCGGTCGACGACCGATGGGGCCCGAGGTGTCGGTCCGCTCGAATCGGCTGGTGCCCGGGTGATCACGGCCGGGGTGTTGACCAAGTATGCGCGTGAGGTGGCGTCGACCGGCGGGATCCCGCAGTACACGTTGGAGGCTGACGCGGATCTTTCACCTGCGGAAGCTTTGCAACTTCAAAGCGAGTGGGTGGCAGCCCGTCAGCGCAGTCTCGGTGCGCCACCGGTGCTCGATAATGGGGTGACGTTGAAGACCCATGAGTCGATGTCGCCGAAGGACATGACGATGTTGGAGCTCTCCCAGTTCACCGAGGCACGGATCGCCGAGCTGTTGGGAGTCCCGGGGCCGCTGGTCGGCCTCCCCTCGGGGGATTCGTTGACGTACAGCAACATCACCTCGCTGTTTGATTTCCATGATCGGGCGTCGTTGCGGCCGAAGGCAGCGGATGTGATGGCGGCCCTGTCGTTCTGGGCGTTGCCTCGAGGCCAGTCGGTCGAGTTGAACCGTGACGAGTACACCCGGCCGGCGTTCAATGAGCGTGCCGACGCGTGGGTGAAACTCAAGGACGCGGGGATCGTGGACGCCGACGAGGTGCGTGCCGCCGAACGGTTCGCTGGGGACGCGCCGACGGTGGACAGCCTGGATGACGAATCGGCTGCAGTAGCGTTGACCGGCGGTGACCTCTCGTGAACGGGGTTCGATGATGCCTTTGGTCCGTTGCCAAGACGACGACAAGCCCGGCTGGAAGTGGGGTGATTCCGGCAAGTGCTACACGTACACGTCTGGCGATGAAGAGTCGGAGATGGCGGCCCGCAAGAAGGCGATGGCCCAGGCTGCTGCGATGGGCGAGTTCCCTGGCACCGGCAACCGGGCCGCTGATGAGCTGCCAAACGCGCCAGTCGAGTTCCGGGACGCGAGCGTGGCTGGTGTCAACTTCGACAAGCGGATCATTGAGGTTGTCGCCGTTCCCTATGAGGAACCCACGATGGTCGAGTACCGCGGCGAGATCTGGCAAGAGATGTTCGTTCGTGGTTCGTTCGACGGGATCGAAACTCGGCAGGACCAGATCCGAGTGAACCGCAACCACGACAAGACCATGACTGTCGGGAAAGTGGTCCGCTGGTGGCCCGAACGAACCGAGGGATTGGTTTCCGAGGTGCGGGTCGCACCCACCGTCCGGGGCGATGAGACGTTGGCGCTCGCGAATGAGGACATGTTGTCGGCGTCGGTTGGGTTCGCGGTCCGGGGCCGCGACCAATTGCTCGACAAGTCATCCATGGTTCGCCGGATCCGTAAGGCGTTCATCGACCACATGTCGTTCGTTGAGTCCCCCGCCTATGTGGGTGCCAGGGTGCTCGCGGTTCGTGACGGGAACGGTGTGGACGACCGGCCTCGTCTAGATACCCCGGTCATGGATGAACTGATAGCGTTCTTGGACAGCCGCAAGGGCTGACAAATACGTGGGAAGCCGCGTCGCTGGCCGAGAGGGCCATTTCCTAAGCCGCACGTAGGTGCGTCGTTGGCCGAGAGGGCCACGGAAATGTTGCCACTCAGCAGAAAGCGAGCCTTCCCATGGCTGGGACTCATACGGACGCGATGATTGAGCGTCTGGAGAAGGAGATCGAGGAGCGGTCGTCGTTCATTGAGGGTGTCATCGGTGGCGCCCAGGACACCGATCGTGACCTCACTGACAACGAGAAGGAACTGACGGGCAACGCCCGGGGCCGGATCGAGGCCTGTGAGGAGCAGCTCAACCATCTGTACGAGGCCCGGTCCCGTACGACTGCGGCCCGTCAGCGTGCCAAGGATGTGCACCTGGAGATCGACCGGTTGCGTAACCAGGTCGATGCCGGCCCGGTCGAGTACCGGTCCACCGGCGCTTACCTGTGCGACTACGTCGCAGCGCAGACCGGCAGCCAGTCGGCGCGGGAACGCCTCGAGGTGTACACCCGTGCCGCCGCGCACCAGAAGACGTCGGACAACCTGGGTGTCATCCCCGACCCGATCATCGGTGAGGTGCTCAACTTCATCGATGCGGCCCGGCCGCTGGTTAACGCGCTCGGGCCCCGGGATATGCCGTCGGCGACGTGGTACCGGCCGAAGGTGACCGCCCGCACTCTCGTCGGGGTGCAGGGTTCAGCTGGCGGGGCTTCGGACGAAAAGGCGGAGCTGTCCAGCCAGAAGATGACCATCACCCGGCTCACCGGGAACGCGGTCACCTATGGCGGCTACGTGAACGTGTCGCGGCAGAACATCGACTTCTCGTCGCCGCAGATGATGGACGCGATCGTCAACGATCTCGCCGCCCAGTACGCGGTTCAGACCGAGGCGGCGTTGGGTGTGGCGCTGATCGCTGGTACGAACGCGGTCGAGCTCACCACTGCTTCCGGTGGCGTTCCCACCGCGGCGGAGCTGGTGGCGGCGTTGTGGACCGCGGTGGGCAACATCTACAACGCCACCAAGGGGCAGGGCCGGGTCATCCTCGCCGTGCAGCCGGCCAAGCTGGGGGCCTGGGGCAGCCTGTTCGCTCCGGTGAACCCGCAGAACGCCCAGTCGGCCGGGTTCTCCGCCGCCGACTTCGCCCAAGGACTGATCGGCAACGTTTCCGGTGTCCCGGTGTACGTGTCCTCGGGGCTCGTCTCTGCACCGGCGACCACGTTCGGGACCGTCCTGTCTACGGCAGCGGTCGAGGTGTACGAGCAGCGGGTGGGCGCCTTGTCTGCCACGGAGCCTTCGGTGCTCGGTGTGCAGGTCGCCTACGCGGGCTACTTCACGCCGATGACAGTCGAGGCCGGCGGCGTCCAAGAGATCGTGAACTTGGCGTGATCGTCGACAAGTACGGGCGGGTGGCCGGGTCGATCGACCGGGCCGTTCTCGCCGAGATGTACGCGGACTGCGACGACGCCGACCTCAAGGCCCATTACGCCGAGGTTGCCGCCGAACACGGCGTCGACCTCGAGGCCGACGAGTCTGAGGCCGAGGAGCTTGAGCCGGAAGCCGAGCCCGAGCCCGAACCGGAGCCCGAGCCGGAGGATCAGGCTCCGCCGCGGGCCGGTGCGGGTTCCGGCCGGGACGTCTGGGCGGCATACGCCGAATCCCAGGGTGTCGAGGTGACCGACGACATGACCCGCGACGAGATCATCGCCGCGGTTGAGGAGTAGCCATGGCAACGACAACGTTTCGCGAGGACTACCTCGGCCGTGACCTGGTGGCCCCGACCGTCAACGCGTTGGACTACATCGGTCGGGTGACCACGTCGACCGTGGATCACGTTGGCAGGGCGTTGCGACGGGTTCTGCGGGCTAACACGACCGCGGTCACGTTGGGTCAGGAGCTGCAGTTCACCGGTGGCGAGAAGTTTGTCGTCACTGTGGCTGGCACTACGGCGGCGGCGCCGCCGACGGCGCCAGCTGTGGGTGCCACTGTGGTTGACGGTACGGCGACGCTGCTCCGACAGAAGTAGTTGCCGGTGGCCACGAACGGCTACTGCACTGTCCAGGAGTTCAAAACCTGGGCCGGCATCATCGATGAGATCCCTGACGTGATCATCGATCGCGCCATCGATGCAGTGTCGCGTGGCATCGACAACTTCACGAAACGGCAGTTCTGGCGGACGTTCCCGGGAACCAACCGGGTGTTCGATAGTTGCAACGGCCGACAGCTGGAAATCGGCGACGCCGTGGCCATCACCCAGGTGGCCACGGACACGGACAACGACGGCGTATTCGAGACCGTCTGGGCTGCCACCGATTTCCAGTTGTTGCCGTTGAACCCGGCTGATGCACCTGAACCAGAGCCGTTCACGGGTCTATGGGCGGCTGGCGCTCTGCGGTTCCCACGTCCCGTCAGCCGGTTGGGGCTGGTGCAAGTGACGGGAACATGGGGATGGCCAGCTATCCCCTGGGGCGTCTATCAGGCGGCGCTGATTCTCGTGCACGCGACAATCAAGCGTCGAGGGTCACCGCAGGGATTCGAGGGGTCCGACGAGTGGGGAGTGATCCGTATCTCGTCTCGTGCTGACCCGGATGCGGCCCGCTATCTGCTGCCGTACCAGAAGGTCGAATTCGGGGTCGCATGACCACCCTCGACCAAGTCCGTCTCGGCCTCGCAGCCCGGCTCAACACCGTCGCCGGGCTGAATGTTTATCCCCTGGTGCCTCCGACCATCGAGCCGCCGGCAGCGTTCATCGGCGCCCCGACTGTCAACGACTATCGGTCCGATCCCGAGACGGTGATGGACGCCGCCTGGGAAATCGCCCTCGCCGTGTCGACCGGTGTCCCCGAACAGCAACTGCAGCTGTTCCCCCTGTTGGAGCGGTCGGGTGCTTGGTCGGTCTTCGCCGCTATCGAAGCCGACCGGACATTGGGCGGGTTGAACGTGGATGTTGTCAGCTTGTCGGCGCGGCCGTTCAGTCAACAGGAGCTTGGCGGCACCAAATATTATGTGGCATCGGTCAGTGTGAGAACGTTGATCGGCTAAACCTGGAGGCAACATGGCAGACGAAAAGATCACGCTCGAACACCCCGACTTCGACGAGGACCTCGAGTTCGTCCAGGCCGGCGAAGACGACCCGTTCTGGCCGTCGAAGCTGGCGCAGGTCGCGGTGTACGAGCAGTCCGGTTGGAAGCGGAAGGCCAAGGCCAAGCCCGCGAGCGAAGTGAAGAAGGACTGATGCCTGTCTACGCCAATGACGGCCGGATCCGGGTCAACTTCGTCACCACCCTCTCGAGCATTACCAGCCCGACTGCCGTGCAGTTGAACGCGGCGCCGCCGGCGTCGAACATGATCTCCGGGTTCATCACCAAGGACGGGCTCACCGTCCCTGCTGATCAGAACAACGTGGATGTGGCGGTCCTGTCGGACACGTTCGACGCCCAGGTTGTCGGCAGTTTCGGTGGCGCCATCGAGATGACCGGTGTCCGGAACGACACCACTGACACGTTCTGGGACCTGTGCATCTACGGGACCGTCGGGTTCATTGTCGTCCGCCGTGGGCTCCCCACCGCGACCACGTATGCGGCCGCCCAGGACGTCGAGGTCTATCCGGTGCAGCTCCATGAGCCGGTGCCGGCGCAGACGGGCGGTAACACGGTGGGCCAGTTCACGATCTCGGCGCCGGTGACCAGCCAGCCCAACCTGAAAGCGACGGTGGTCTAGTGCCTGTCTACTCCAACGATGGAAAGATCCGGATCCAGTGGGTGCCCGGCACCACCTTGTCGGTGTCGACCCCGTCGGCGGCGACAGTGACCGCCGGCACCCGCCTCGACCTGTTCGTCACCAAGGACGGCCTGACCGTCCCCGCGGACCAGAACAATGTGGATGTCGCCGTGCTCTCCGACACATTCGACGCCCAGGTTGTCGGGTCGTTCGGCGGGGCACTCGAAATGACCGGCGTCCGCAACGACACGGCGGACACGTTCTGGGACCTGTGCGTGTACGGCACCGTCGGATTCGTCGTGGTCCGCCGGGGCACGGCCTCTGCGGTCGCGTTCGCCGCGTCGCAGAAGGTCGAGGTGTATCCGGTGCAGATGCACGAGCCCGTCCCGGCGCAGACTGGCGGCAACACGGTCGGCCAGTTCACGATCAGTTTTCCGGTGACGTCGCAGCCCAACCTCAAGGCAGTGATGGCCGCCTGATGCTCAGCAGCCCCACGGTCCCCACCATCACCCACAGCCAGATACTCGAGGCGATCCGGGTATTGGGCATCGATCCGGCGAGTGTCCAGTCCCTCTGCGTTCGACGTCACTACATCGAGGTCACCTTGATGGTGATCGACGAGAAGGGCAAGCGATGCGCAGCGGGTAACGATGTAGCGACCGCTGTCACCAAGATCCCCATCGTCGACAACCAATTCGAAGGCAAGATCCCAGTGATCACGCCAGCGGGCAAGCAGATCGCTGTCGACTCGGGGGTGGCCTGATGCCGAACCGTGCCCAGCGACGCTCCGGCGAGCTCGACTCCGTCCAGATCTCGGTCTCCATCGACGGCAACCCCTACGAGTGGACGATGGCCGACATCTCGGCCCTGGACGAACGCGACTACTCGATGGCCAACGGCACCGGCCGCACGTTCATGGAAGAAATGGCCTCCGGGAACTTCTCGTCGGTGACCATCGCCGGGTTCGTGTGGTGCATCCGCCGCCGCTACGAGAAGAAGCTCACCTTCGAAGAGGTGCTCCGCGAGGTCAAGATCTCTGACATGGAGACGCTCGAAATCGATGACGGCAGCGAGGTGGACGAAGAGGTACAGGAACCGGCCTATAACGGAAAGGACCCGGAACTCTCAGGCGGGTCCTCCGCCCCAGCCTCCCAGGACTCGCCGCAGTCTACGGGCTGACATGGCCCGACATTCTCGTTATGCCGCAAGGCGACCTGGTGGAGTACCTCGACCAGCTACCTAGATGGGCCGCTAACCAATCCGGTGCCGAACTGAAAGGCTCAAGTTGACAATCGCTCGAGTCCAGGTCGACGGATTGAAACAGTTGCTCCGGGACGCCCGCCGGGTCGAGAAGAATCTCCCCAAAGAGATGCGGAAGGCATTGCTCCCCGTGTCCCGAGAGGTCCTGTCTCGGATACGGCAACGGGCTCAGGGCCAGGGTGGGGTCGCCGCGCACGCTGTCCGGCGGGGCCTGCGGGCGGGTGCGACGCAGAACACGGCGTGGATCAAACTGTTGGGCCGGGAGCCGACGATTTTCGGCGCCGAGTTCGGTGGCGGGGCCCGTAAGACGACCCGCCAGTTCCAGCCGTGGCGCGGTTCTGGCGGCGGGGCTGGCTACTTCGTGTACCCCACCATCCGTGGCTCCGCGTCTGATGTGAGCGAACAGGTCGAGGACGCTGTTAATGATCTGATCCGATCGGCGGGGTTCCGCTGATGGCCAGGGACATCACGATCCGGTATGTCGGCGATTCGGGGTCGGCGGAACGGGCGGCCCGCAAGGTTCGCGACGCCAACGAGAAACTGTCATCGAACTTCGACCGGACCACCAAAGGGATCAAGTCCAAGTTCGACGGCATGGGTGCCAGCCTGGCGAAGACCGGCAACCGGATCGCCAAGGGCCTGGCGTTGGCCACCGCTGGCGGTGTCGTCGCTTTGGGTGCCGGGCTGGTGGGCGCGTTCAAGGCCGCCGAGGAAGCCCGCAAGATCGCCGAGCAAACCAAGAATGTCATCAAGACGATGGGTGCGGCGTCGTGGACATCCGCCGGTCAGATCAGCAACCTGGCCGAACGGATGGGTCAGCTCACCGGTGTTGACGATGAGGTGATTCAGCAGGGCGCCAACCTGGTCCTGACGTTCAAGAACATCCGCAATGAGGCCGGCAAGGGCAACGCCATCTTCGACCGGACCGTCACCGTCGCCAACGACATGAGTGTGGCGTTGGGTCAGGACATGAAGTCGTCGAGCATCCAGCTCGGTAAGGCGTTGAACGACCCGATCAAGGGCATCACCGCCCTGCAACGGGTCGGTGTCAGTTTCACGCAGGGGCAACGCGATCAAATCAAGGTGTTGACCGAGTCTGGTGACATTCTCGGCGCCCAGAAACTGATCTTGAAAGAGGTCGAAGCCCAGTTCGGTGGCACCGCCAAGGCGGTGGCGTCGCCGTGGGACCGCCTGAAGGTCACGCTCGGCAACGTCCAAGAAGACCTGGGCGCCAAGCTGTTCCCGATCGTGAACCGGGCGGTCAGCCTGTTCAACGCCTATCTGCCCGAGGCGATCGACGCGACCAAGAACGCGTTCGAGCGGGTCAAGACCGCGTTCTCCGGGGTGGCCGAACGGTTCCGGCCTGTGGTCGAGGCGGTCGTCAAGTTCTTCAAAGCCAACCCCGCCGTCGGGTTCGCTGTCCTCGCCACCGTCATCGGCGGAGCCCTCCTATTCGCTGTCGTGGCGCTCGGCGCCGCGTTCCTCGCCGCGATCTCCCCCGTCGTCCTGATCATCGCCGCCATCGCCGCGCTCGCCGGCGCCGTCGTCTACGCGTACACCCGCTGGAACTGGTTCCGTGACGCCGTCGACGCCGTCGTCTCCTGGTTCAAACAGACCGCCATCCCCGCCGTCTCCGACTTCGTGGCCATGGTCGTCACCAAGTTCCAGGAGCTCGCCGGGTGGGTCCGGGAGATCTGGCCACAGATCCAAGAGACCATCAGTCACGTCATGAACGTGATCGGCGGGATCGTCAGCACCGTTCTTGACGTGTTGCAGAAGGCGTGGCGGCTGTTCGGCGACGACGTCCTGACGTTCGTCACCTCTACGTGGTCGGCGATTCAGATGATCATCACCGGGGTCATGAACGTGATCTCCGGGGTCATCAAACTCGTGTTGGCGATCATCAACGGCGAGTGGGGCAAAGCGTGGGAAGCGGTCAAGCAGATCTTCTTCGGGGTGTGGCAGGTCATCCTCGGGAACCTGAAACGTGTCCTCGCCGTCATCGTCCTCGTGCTCGGTGGCGCCTACGCGGTGATCCAGAACGCGGCGTCGGTGGCGTGGAACTGGGTCAAGGACCGGATCTCGAACGTGTGGGAGGGCATCAAGACGAAGGTGTCGGCCGCGGTCGGGTGGGTGCGGGACAAGCTCGCCGGGGTGTGGAACAGCATCCGGGACAAGGTCACCGGCATCTGGAACGGGATACGGGACTCGATCTCTGGGGTGTGGGAAGGCATCAAGTCGGCTGTCCGGCGTGGCGTGAACGGTGTGATCGGCATCATCAACTCGCTCATTCGCGGGATCAACACGGTCATCAATATCCTGCCCGGCGACCTTCCCAACATCCGCCAGATTGGCACCCTGACGGCCCCGCGGGCCGGCGGTGCAGGTGGCAGCCGTCCGACCGGCCGGGATGTCCCGCCGCAGATCGCACACCTGCTCGGCCACGGCCGCCAGCCCGGCCAGACCGGTTCCGGGCTCGGCGATATCCCAGTCCTGTCCGACGCCATCGACGCCATCGGCGACAAGCTCGGCGGGGCCGCCGACCTACTCCGCCAGGGTGCGGTGACCGCCGTGTTCGGGCCCGTGAACTCGGCCGCCAAAGCCCTGCTCGACGCCGTCCCCTGGAAGCTGGCGGGCGGTCTCGGCAACAAGTTCCGGGAAACGGTGTGGAACTGGGTGAAGGGCGAGGACGCCAAACTCCCGTCCAACACGGGGGGCAGCGGTTCGGCCCGAGGCCTAGTCGGTTACGCCGCCAAGTACATGCCCATGTGGAAGTCGTTGTTCCCGTGGATGACGATCGGTGGTTGGCGCTCCCGCGGCTCCGTCCCCGGCTCCGACCACCCCAAGGGCAAGGCGCTCGACCTGATGACCGGTTCGAGCGCCGTCGCGAACCAGATCATCGGCCGGTTCCTGGGTCAGGCGGGCGCCAAGTATTGGATCTGGAACCGGCAGTTCGCGTCCGCTGCTACTGGTTGGCGGGCTCGCAGCTATTCGGGTCCGTCGCCGCACACCGACCACGTCCACCTCTCCTACTTCCACAACGGCGGCCGGCTGCCGGAGGACATCACGGGGGTCGGGCACCGTACCGGCAAGTTCTACGGCCTGCAGGGCGGCGAGAACGTCACTCCCGCCGGTCGTTCCACCGGCGGTGTCGTCGAGGTGCACACTCATCTGCATTTGGATGGCCGTCAGATCGCTGAGACGGTCGCCCGGCACACCGTCGCCAACAACGGGCGCAGCGCCGCTCGGATCCGATGACTGTCACCTGGTACGACGGCATCCAAATCCAGGTGCTCGCCGGGTTCTCTGCCGCCGGGTCGGGTTTCGGGGTGTGGGGCACCAGCGTGTGGGGCACCGGCACGTGGGGGCCCGAAACCGTGTTCACCGACATCTCGGCGTGGGTGCGGTCGGTGCAAACCGACCGGGGGTTCTCGAGATCGGTGCAGGACTGGAACGCCGGCTCAGCCACCCTGGTATTGAAGAACCAGGACGGCCGGTTCTCACCGTCGAATCCCGCGTCGCCGTACATGGTTGGTGGGATCACCGGCATCCGGCCGTGGCGCCCGATCGTCATCAACGTTGAGGGTGTCCCCATCTTCACTGGGTATGCGATCTCGTGGCAGGAGACCTACCAGGCCGCGGGGCCACGCACTGGCGGCGCCACCATGACCGTCCGCTGTGTCGACGAGATGGCGTCCCTCGCCCGGTTCGACGGTGTCCTCACCGTGCCGATCGGGGGTGGCGAACCCGCGGGTGATCGGATCCACCGGATCCTCGACAACGCCGGCCACACCGGCCTACGTGACGTCGACATCGGACGGGTCACCCTGCAGCCCACGGTCCACGACCAGAACGCCGTGACCGAAATGAAGCTGGTCGCCGACTCTGAGGGCGGCGCCCTGTACATCGAACGGGACGGCGCCGTCATATTCGACGATCGCTACCACCTGGTCGAACATCCCGACTCGAGCCACATACAGGCGACATTCGGGGATGGCGGCTGGCCATCCGTGCTCCGTCTCACCGGCGGATCCACCTCCACCCCCGACCACACGTCGTTGGCGATCACGGGTGACATTGATATTCGGGCTCACCTGTCGATGGACAACTGGGTTCCGGGCGGGTTCGGGGTCCTGGTCATCTCCCAATGGACCGGCGGTGCCAGCAACAACGGGTGGCTGTTCGGTATCACGTCCGACGGGCGCCCCCAATTGCAATGGTCGCCGGACGGGACCAGCGGCGCCGTCATCGCCCGCACGTCGACCGAGGTGCCCACGTTCTCGAACGGCACCTACCAGTGGGTGCGGGTCACGCTCGACGTCAACAACGGGGCCGGCAGCCACGACGTCCGGTTCTACACGTCCGCTGACGGCAGCAACTGGACGCAACTCGGTGGGGTTGTCAACGGGGCCGGCACCACCTCGCTGTTCAACTCGACCGCCAACGTCGCCATCTCCACCATCCTGCCGTTCACCGGCAACGTCCGTTACGCCGAAGTCCGCAACGGCATCAACGGCACGGTGGTCACCAACCCTGATTTCTCGCTACAGATCCCCGGATCGACCACGCTCATCGATTCGACCGGGAAGACGTGGACCCGGTCCGGGAACGCCAACATCGTCGACGACCTCACCGCCCCCGTCGAACTCCCATACAGCGACATCTCCCCCTCCTACGACGGCGCCGACCTCGTCAACATCGTGGCCCTCTCGAGGGCGGCGACCGAAGAAGAAAAGGACGCCCAGTTCGTGCCGCCGGCAGTCACCGTCCAAGACGTCACCTCAAGAGCCCTCTACGGCGATTCACGGTACGCACGCGATGACCTGGTGGTCGAGGCGGACAGCCAACTATCCGGGCTTGGCGATTTCATTCTCGCCGCCGCCAAAGACCCCGAGCTGCGCATCGACCAGATCAGTTTCCCGCCCCGCAACCGGTCGCTCGGCCAGGCCACCCACGAGCGGCTGGTGGCGGAGGCGGTCAACCGGAAGGTCCGCGACAAGATCCGGGTCATCCGCCGGCCACCGGGCGCTACCGCTACGACCGGTGAGGTGATTGTCCGGGATTGTCACATCTCCGGGATCTCCCATTCGATCGACCAGTCCGGCGAATGGCAGGTCACATGGGATCTGATCTCGGCGACCGTGTACGGGACGTTCGTTAGCTACTTGTGGGACACAGCCACGTGGGATGATTCGACATGGTTCTTCTGACCGTTGTCGCCCACCAGGTGGACACCGAAGCCCACCATACGATCCCTCCGGGCTGGCGGTGGTGTGTCATGTTGGGTGGCGAACCCTGGGAAGATGAGTCCCGCATGTTGAACGCCGGCTGGTGCCCCAACAGGAACGAAGCCCTCGTCGAGGGCGAAGCAGTCGGTGTCGCCGTCGGCAAGGCTCTACACGCCCTGGGGCATCCTGTGGATTACCAGGTGCGTGAGCTCGACCATGACCCGATCCCGATGGGGGTGTGACCGTGCCATACACGACGGTGGTCGCGGGGACAACGGTCACAGCATCGTGGGCGAACACGAACGTCCGCGATCAGGTCATCACCCCGTTCACCGACGCCGCGTCGCGTACGGCAGCGATCACATCACCGCTCGAAGGCATGGTCTCCTATCTGCGGGACGTCAACCGGTTCTATTTCTACAACGGGGCGGCGTGGCAACCGGTCGTCGGGGCCGCCGCCCGGGTCACCCGGTCCAGCGACCAGTCGATCCCGACCAGCACGATCACGCCGATCGAATGGCAGAACTCCACGTACGACTCTTTCGGCATGTTCAACGGATCTTTCCCGACCCGCCTGACGGCTCTGTGGACCGGGATGTTCTCATCGTCGTCGAGCGTGTCGTGGGGGTCGTCGACCAGCGGTGATTACCGGCGTATCGGCATCTACAAGAACGGGACCGTCGAGGACCAGCAGTCCGTCCAGTTGAACAACACGACCGACGCCAACCCGCTGCGACAGAACGTGGCGGTGACGGGGGTCCTGTTGACCGCCGGCGATTTCCTCGAGGTGCGGGTCACCCACGACGCCGGCGCCGCCCGCACCCTCGAGGCATCGGTGAGCAATTTCAAACTCGTCTACCTGGGGCCGACCGTCTGATGCCGTACACGACCGTTGTTACCGGGACCACGATCACCGCTGCTTGGTCCAACGCCAACGTCCGCGACCAGGTCGTCACTCCATTCGCGTCGTCGGCGGCACGCACCTCGGCAGTCACGTCGCCGATCGAGGGCATGGTTTCGTACCTGTCCGACGTCAACACGCTCGAGGTGTTCGACGGTGCGTCGTGGCTGAACGTCATCATCGGCACCGTCTCCGGCACCAACTACGTACCCACCTTCACGAACGTGACACTCGGGTCGGGTGGCACGAAGTTCGGACGCTATCTGGCGTTCGGGAAACTGGTTGTCGGCGTGGGCGGTTTCACGCTCGGAACGAGCTCGTCTGTCACCGGGACGATCACCATGACTCTGCCGTTCACGGCCGGGACGGTCGGGGCCGACTGGGTGTACGCCGGTCGCGGTTACGACGCATCCGCGTCCTCTGGTGCCTCTGGCCTGGGTGTCATCCTCGACGGCGAGACCATCGGTAAGAACGTGGTGACGATCGGCAACAACTTCTGGGGTTCCGGCACCCCGTGGGCGTGGGCCAGCGGCGACACGTTCCGCAGCATCTTCGTTTACGAAAGGGCATAACCATGGCAGTAGGACTTTCACCGGCGACCGCCAACGCGTTCCTCGACGCGCTCGGCAACGCCTCCAACTACACCGCAGACGCGGCGATCTGGATCCAGCTCCATACCGCCGACCCGGGCTCCGCTGGCACGGCCGCGGTGGCCGGGAACGCGACCCGGAAGCAGATCAGTTTCGGCACGGCGTCGGGTGGTCTGATGTCGAACGACACGGCGATCACGTGGACGACCGGCGAGGTCGACACCGCCGAGGACTACACCCACTGGACCGCATGGTCCGCGTCCACCGCGGGCACGTTCCGTGCCAGTGGGCTGGTGACGGCGAACGCGGTGCTAGTCGGCGACGAGTTCGTCATCCCGATCGGCGACATCGATTTCAGCTTCAACGTCGCAGCCTGACGGCCCGTTAGTGGTCTGACGTGGCTGCCCCGACCCCGTTCGCTGCCGGCGATCTGTTCGACGCGAACTCGGGGACGAGCATCACTCCTGTCATCCCGGCTGGTTTCGCCGCGGATGATGTCGCGGTCATGGAGTGCATGTGCAATGTCTCGTCGACGTTCTCGACTCCCACCGACTGGGCGGTGTTGGGGACGCCGGTCGACTCGAGCAACCAGTCGACCGGCTGGTTCTGGAAACGGTTGACTGGCGCGGAAGGCAACCCGACCTCTACCACGTCGACGACCGGTTCGAATGCCGCCGGCCTGTACGGGCGCATCTACGTGTGGCGGGGTTGTGTAACCACCGGCGACCCGTTCGAAGCGGTCACCAATAACGGCACGCCCACATCGAGCGCCACCCCCGTTTCGGGGCAGGTGATCACGACCGGTCCCGACGAGCTCGTCGTGTCGATGGTCCTGGTCGACGATGACAACCCGTGGGCGTCGGGGATGCCGCCTACCGGCTGGGACAACATGGGCGGCCGGCTGATTTCCACCCGTGGCGGCGACTGTATGTCCGATGCCGTCAGCCGTACCGTCCCCATCGCCACCACCGTTGCCGGTGTGACGCTCGGGACAATGGCCGCCAACGACTTCTGGCGGACCCTCACCTTCGCTCTCCTCCCTGCCGCCGGCGCTCCCGTGCTCGGCACTGCGACCGGCGACTTCGAGTTCGCCCCCACGATCACCGGCCTGCGGTTGCCTCAGCCGCAGGCGCCGCTGTCCCGGGCGCCGATCCCCGCCATCCTGATGGTCAACACCCCGGGTGATTGGAACGTTCACCCCTACTACAAGCTGGCGGTCACCCCCGCGAACTGGGGGAACGCCACCGACATGGCGTTGATCGACGCGGCGTTGGCGGCGAACTATCCGGACCGGACCCGGGTCGTGTTGATCGCCGAAGACAACGGGACCGCCGACGGCCGCTGCGTCGCCGCCCTGAATTGGGCTCTCCGCCATTACGACGAGGTCCAGGAGATCGCCCTGCGGGCCCCGATCATCGACCTGGAGGAACGCCACGACCGGGTCGGCGGCGCCGAGGCCACGTCGATAGAAACCGCGTACGGCGGGGCCGGTGCCAGCGCCCAGTTCCCTGGCGGGGCCGGCAACTACGTGTCGACCCCCGATGCCGCGTCACTTGACATCGTCGGCGACCTCGACCTGCGCATCGAGCTGCAGCCGACCGATTTCACGTCGGCGCAGTCGCTGGTCTCCAAGTATCTGACGACCGGGAACCAGCGCAGCTACCGGCTCACGTTGAACGCCACCGGCAACCTCGTGTTCTCCTGGTCGGTCACCGGTTCCTCGACGATCAGCATCCACACCTCGACCGTGCCGATCGATAACAACGGGATCGATTTCGAAGCCGACGGTGGTGCCATCAAGGTCGAGATGGATGTTGTCGACGGCGCCAACAAGACCACCCGGTTCTACACATCACCGACCATCGGTGGGTCATGGACCCAGCTTGGCGCCACCGTGACCAGCGCCGGAAACACGTCGATCTTCGCCGGTACAGCCGTGTTGGAGATCGGTGCGGTGAACGCCGGGGCGCTCGAGCAGTACACCGGGTCGGTCACGAAGATGGAGCTCCGCAACGGCATCGGTGGCACCCTGGTCGCCAACCCTGATTTCACGGTCCAGGACGCGGGCATAACCAGCTTCGCTGATTCGACCGGTAAGACGTGGACGGTGAACGGCACCGTCGAGATCGTCGACGGCTATGTGTCCCAGATGGGCGAGTGGAACCCGGGCGCCAACCATCGGCTTCACATCATGCGCCAACTGTTCGATTCCCGGTTGCACATCTGGCGTGACAGCGCCGACAGCGTCACCCCCGCGGCGGTCACCGACGCCATCGCCACGACCATCAGGGCAACCCTCCACACCAGCTTGGGGACGACCGCCGAGGTGTGCCCTGACGGCCAGGAGTGGATGCAACAGAAGGCGTGGCAGCAGATGAAGAAGCTCCACGATTACGCCCGTACCAACCGGGCCGTGTTCGGGACATGGAAATCGTCGGACGGCTGCCAGACCGTGGTGTTGCCTGACGGCCGGTGGGTGACCCTCAACTCGGATACCGGCACCGGGATCTTGGACCCGGACGACACGTGGAACTCGACGATCGGCATGGTCCGCAACTCGATCCTGATCCACAACGGGTTCGGGGACATCACCGGCCAGTTCTACTCAGGCGCGGTCGGGACGGCGGCGTTGATCTCCGACCAGGTGGAGAACCCGGGCAGCTTCTACTGGCTTATCGGCGGGTGTATGGAACTCGGCCTGTTGAACATCGTGTGCGACCAACGGACCGGGCCCGGGCTCGGCGACGCTCTCGACCGGCACATCGTCCGTCTCGACCCTGCCGACTTCTCCACCGATTCGATCATCTCGCTCGGTGACACCGAGCTCCGCACCTCGACGATCTACCCGGACACCGACACGGGGTTCATCTACGGGGTGACGATCAACCCCTCACAGATTTGGCGGGTACCGATCGGGTTCCTGCACGACCTCGCCTCCTACACCTACTGGGATGGGGCGACGTGGAACACGGACAAGGCGCAGATCTCGCCGGTGCTCCGCAACCTCCCGGGTGGCGGGACAACCTGGCTAGCCGGCACCACGGTCGGCAGTGGAAACAACGGCGGCGAATGGGACATTCGCAGATGGCGGACCGGCTGGCTTGCCCTCGGCATGAACTATCTCGAGCAGCACATCGCCATCTACTATTCGGATCAGCCGCAAGGCCCCTACGACCTGTACACGCACATACCGGTGAAGAACGTCGGTGGCTTGTACTACGGGTTTGACCTGTACGGCTATTTCCCGTTCTGGCACCCGGAACGTGACGACGGCCCCAACCGGCTGATGATCGGGTACAGCGTCATCACGTTCGGGTGGGATGTGGATGTCACCGATACGGACACGATCGCCCCGGTCAACCATTTCGTGATGGTCGAGATGAATAGGGACCCGTTCGCATGACCACGTACAAGGAAGTCCACACCCCGTTGTGGGTTGACCGGATCGTCGAGTACGACCGGCAGCTCCCGGACGACTGGGTGTGTGACATCACCGCGCTGCGAGCCGACCGGCCACACCCGGGCCCGTCGAGGGCCGCGGTCGCCGAGTTCCTACGACGCCCCGAGACGGTCGTGGTCGTCGCCGTCGAGGGCACCAGCACCGTGGTCGGCTATCTGATCGCCGACGACAACAGCAGCGAATACGGCGGCCATCGGGGCCGGTGGATGGGCGCCGACAACCCGGAGGTCATCCAGGGCCTGTTCGACGCCGTGTGCGACAGCCACGGCTGGGTGTGGGGGCGGATCACTAACCCGAAGATCCAGGAGGCCATCCGCGGGTTCGGATGTGTCCCCCGGCGGGACGATTCGCAGATCTTCACGTACAAGCGGGCGGGACCATGACATCCCCCGCGGTCATTGTCCGTTACGTCGATGGCACCGAGCTCACCGTCACCTTGGACGCTTGGCCGGACGTGCGCGGTGACGGCGTCGACTACTTCGATATTGATGGCCACCGGTTCCAAGGGTTCACGCTGTACTGGCTGTACCTCGACGGGGACAATTGGGTAGCTGGCGGCTATGGGCCCGATCCGCCGCTCGAGCTGCTGTTCAGCCCGTCCGGCGACGTGGTGACGACCCGCCGGCCCGCGTACCCGCCCGACCTCGCCCACGGCCAGGTCAAGGTCGGTTGGTGGCTCCCCGATGACGGCGGCGGCGGCGACGGCTGATGGCGATCACCTACTTTCAGCTGTCAACGACCTCTGATCTGACCGGCCCGGGCGGGACGGGCGGCACGACCCGCCATTTGGTCGCCTCCGGCACCGCAGGTGGCGGCGATACCGCACTCATCTCCGGCAACATGAACTCGGGGTTGTTCTGCAACCAGAACTTCTTCACCCCGTCCGGTGCCCCTGGCGTCGACGGCGCCACCGGCAACTATTCGGTCGCTGTCCGCTGTACGGCGGCGAGCGTTGGTGAGACGGTCAACTTCCGGGTGTTCCTAGCCCGGTACAACGCCGCCGGAGTCCTGCAGGGTTCCGAGGTCGAGGCGCCCGGCGGATCGCAGACAGCGATCGCGTCCACGACCAGGACGTTCACGTGGACCGCCCAATCGTTGGGGACATGGGCGGCTGGTGACCGGCTACTCACCCGGGTCCAGATCACGAACAGTTCCGGGTCGATGAACCAGACGGCCACGATCAACGTCGACTCGTCGGCGGACACGATCGTCACACCGTTTGTCGTTGGGGCGGTCAACGGGTCGGCGACCGGGGTGTTCGGGTTCACGGGCGCGGTCCACGGCATCAACCGTTTCGGCACCGCCACCGGAACCTTCGGGTTCACCGGTGCCGGCATCGGGATGGTTCCCGGCGTGTGGATGGTCAACCGGGCGGTCGTCGCCTCGTCGGACGACGGGGTCGAAGTCGTGGCGACCGTCCCCACCACTGTCGGCAGCGCCCTGCTCATGTCCGCTGTCGGCGAACACATGGCGGTGCGGATCACCGATCTGCCCTACCAGAACGGTGCGACCGTCTCCGACGCCCGGCTCATCCTCACGATCGCTGATTCGGCGAAGAACGACGCCGAGGGCACCTGGTACGCCCACGACATTGACGACTCGCCGACACTTCAACATGAGGTCGACGGTGACATCGACGGGCGCACCAAGACCACAGCGTCGGTGGCGTGGACAACCAACGATCTCGGGACGGCAGGCAACCAGGCCACGACCCCCAGCCTTGCTGCCGTTGTCCAGGAGGTCGTTGACCGGCCCGGCTGGCAGCCCGGCAACAACATCACCTTCCTCTACGTCCACAACAGTGCCACCGACCTGATCTCGGTCGCCGCCTACGACGCCGCGTCGTTCGAAGAACCGGCGTACTACAGCGAGTACCGGCTCGTCCCCCAGGTCGTTGGAATCGCTAGTGGCCTGTTCGGGTTCACCGGTGCGGTCGCGGGTGAGATCACCGGCGGCGGGCAGGTCACAGGCACTGCCACCGGAGTGTTCGGGTTCACCGGTGCTGCCGCTGGTGTCCCCAACGTCCAGGGTGCCGCCACAGGCACCTTCACATTCACCGACGCGGTCGCTGGCACGGTCGTCCCTCTCGTCCTCCCGAAGACGAGCGGCATGGACCCCGTCGACAAGTCGTCGTATGCGACTGCTTCGGTCACCATCGGCGGCGCGGACAAGGTCGCTCTGGTCGCGGTCCTCACGATCAACGCGTCGTCGCCGAACACACCGACGCTCTCGGGACCGACCGGTACCGATTGGGCGGTCGCCAGAGATTTCTTCTTCGATCAGGTCTCCACGTTCCGTCGCCTGACCGTGTTCGCCGGGACGGCAGCGTCCGAGACGACGGGCACGATCACGATCGACTACGCCAGCCAGAACCAGGCGACCGTCCTGTGGTCGGTTGTCGAAGCCCGCGAGGTCGACACCGCTACCAGTAAGGGTGTCGTCCAGTCGGCACAGAACCAGGTCAGCGGCACCGTTCTCACGGTCACGTTGCCGGGCGCGATCGGTGACCCGGTCAACCTCGCTGTTGGCGTGTTCGTGAACGGTTCTAACACCACGTTCACGCCGGGCGACGGATTCCTCGAGCTGCACGATCTGAACGCGAGCCCCGAAGCGGCGGACGGCACGCTGCTAACCGAGTGGAAGTTCGCGGGGGCTGACACCACTGTCGATGCCACGGCGGCTGTAACGGATCCCGACTTGGCGGGGATCGCGTTGGAGCTGTTGAGCACGTTGGCGGCGGGCGGCCCTGTCACCGGTACCGCCACGGGGATCTTCGGATACTCGGGCGCGGTGGCGGGTGTGCCCCGCGTCCAGGGTGCCGTCACAGGCCCCTACGTGTTCACAGGAGCCGCCGCCGGGGTGGGTCGCACACCAGGTACAGCGACCGGCGATTTCGGGTTCACAGGTGCTACCGCTGGTGTGACCCGGGCCTTCGGGACAGCCACCGGGATCTTCACGTTCACTGGGTCGGCTGCGGGTGGGGTGACCGGGGGCGCGGGGTTCACGTTCACGCCCTCCGATTCGCAGAGCGCCGCTGGCACCAACCACACCGTCACTGTCCCCGACGGCTCTGATGTCGTCGGCAAGACCGTTGTCATCGCTGTCGTGTTCGATCTGCCCACCACCCCCGGGTGGCCGTCCGGGTGGACCGCCTCCAACCAGGGTGCGACCGGTGTGCAGTTGTCGGTGGGCCGCAAGATCATCGATGGCACCGAAGGGTTCACTGGCACCGGCGACACCATCACGGTCACCAGCTCGGCCAGCATGACCGCCGTCCACCTCGGGCTCGGTATCGGCGGCGCCCACGCTTCTACCGTCCCCGAGGTCGCCGTCGTCGCCGGCGGGCCCGACAACTCGGTCAACCCGCCCACCCTGAACCCGGCCGGCTGGGACATCGAAAACGCCCTATGGCTCGCGGTCGGTGGCACCCGGTTCAACAACACAGTCTCCTCAGCGCCCGCCAACTACACGGACCTCCAGACCCGCAGCCACACCACCAACAGCGACAACGGCACCGCCATGATGGCCCGCCGCGAGCTCTCCGCGGCATCCGAGGACCCCGGCACGTTCGCGATCGTGAACAGCGAAATCTGGGTAGCGGCAACCGTCGCCGTCCGCCCCGGTGTCGCCGGCGGCGAGGTCAACGGCACCGCCACCGGAGTGTTCGGGTTCACCGGGACCACTACCGGCGTCGCTCGAGCCGTCGGCACCGCCACCGGAACCTTCGGGTTCACAGGTGCTACCGCTGGTGTCGCCCGCTCTGTCGGCACGGCGACCGGCAGCTTCGGGTTCACGGGTGATGTTGCCGGCGAGATACCCACCGGTGCGGTCAACGGCAGCGCCACCGGCACCTTCACATTCACTGGCGCCACCATCGGGCAAAGACGGGCCACCGGGACAGCTACCGGGACCTTCACCTACGTGGGTACGACCGCTGGTATGCGCCGTCTCATCGGCGCGCCGACCACCGGCGACTACGTGTTCGCTGGTGTCGTATCGGGTGGCGTCCCACCTACCGTCCCCGACGCTGGCTGGCCGATCACTGTCACCGACGCAGACCAAATGGTGCTGATCTCCGACATTAACCAAGCCGTGTTCATCGTCGATTCCAACCAGAGCGTGTTGATCAGCGACTCCGACCAATTGTTGACGATCAGCGACGCCGACCAAACCGTGGCTATCGACGATCCGACGCAATCAGTGGTGACCAGTACCTCAGAGTAAAGTGAGGCCTCATGGCTGTTTCCTATGAGATCGGCGAAGAGCTCGACGATCTCCACGTCTCATGGCCAGACCCACGGACCGGGCAACCCCGAGACTTCTCAGGTGGATTGTGGGCGTTCGAGTTCAAAGTCGGGGATCTCGACTCGGTCGCCGTGTTGACGAAGACGACAGGGATCACGGGTGCGGCGACGTTTCCGAACGTCGTCATCGCGTTTGCGCCGGACGAGCTCAACATCGCCGCCAAGAACTACACGGGGCAGGTCAAGGCACGGCGATCAGCGGACAACAAGGACCTGATTTGCCAGTTCGAGTTCCCTGTCACCCGGGTCGTCACCTGATGGACGATTACCTGGAATCCGCGCAGGCGGAACGGGCAGCCGACATCGACGCTCTCGCCGACATGACCGACGACCAGCTCGACTACCTGGCCCGGATCGACGAACTCCCCGACCCGATCACCGACGGGCTCGATTGCGGAGACCACGGGATCTGATGGCCGTCATCCTTCCCGAAGCCGAGTGGCGGCCGTTCTCCGGCAAGTCCACGACTCCTGTGCAACCGGACATCCTGGTGGCTCATACCGAGGTGGGGTCAAACGAAGGATCCATCTCCTGGGGTGCGAAGGCGGGGAACCCCTACGCCCACAACTACACGTCCTGTGGTGGCAAGACTGTCCAATGCCAGGATCTCAAGCATCGGAGCGCGGCTGTTCTCGAAGGGAATCCCTATGCGATCTGCTGGGAGACCGAGGACACCAAGTCCGCGTGTTTCGCTGACTGGGACCACACTTGCGGCAATGTGCCGGCGTGGACCAATGCCCAGGTTCAACGGCTCATCAAGGACATGGCCTGGTGTTGTGTCCGGTTCAACATCCCCCCGGTGTTGATCCCTGACACGAAGAAGGGCCGACGCGGGTTGGCCTACCACCGGCAGGGTGTCCCTAACTCGCCCGAATGGGTCACCGGCAACCTGTCGTGGACCAAGTCCACGGGGAAGTGCTGCCCGGATTGGCGGCGCATCGACCAGTTCAAGACCAAGGTCGTGCCCGGCGTGCGGGCCCTAGTCCTAGGAGAAGACGATATGTATGGCTGGACCGAAGACGAGTTCAAGACGGTGATCCGCAACATCATCAAACAGGAAGTGCCCGGCTTGGTTGACGCCAAGGTCACCGAGGTGCTCGAGCGTGAGATCCAGGAGTCCGGTTCGGTGCTCCGTAAGGAGGGCCGGGTGTTGGCCAAGCTTGGCGCCGAGGACGCCCTCAAGGCCGTCCCGCCGCCTGTTTAGGACCGGGAGGTTGGTCGTGTACATCCAGCATGGAGCCTGCACAGGTGCCAGGTGACCGGTCACCGTTGGCCGACGTTCCCTCAGTGGCGCGACGCGTCCCTGTTCCTCACCGGGCTCGGCCTGATCGTGTACGAGGCCGTGTTCCGGCCCGGCCCCGAACGGCCCACGCTGCTCCTGTTGTACGCGGCGATGTGCGGGCTGCCGGCGTTCTTGAAGGCGGACGACAAGCGGGCGAACGGCTCAACCGAGTCGCCACCACCACCCAAGGAACGACTCTCGTGATCTCTCCATGGCACGTGATCGACCGCTACCGGTACAGCGCCGCCTGGCTGCTCATCACCGCCTACCTGATCCTGGAATACCGGATCATGCGGGGACACTGGTGACCACAGGCGAACCCGGGCAACCCGGGGGACCGGGACAGGCCGGTGACCGCCACCATGGCGGCGCGGGCGGTGTCGGCGGCGTCGGCGGAGCAGGCGGAGCGCCATCCGGTGCTGGCGGCACAGGCGGCCCCGGCGGTCGGGGCGGACGCGTCTATGGCAGCGGGTTCACGCCGAGCCGTCGCCGGCTTGCCGCTTATCTGTTCATGGCGATCGTTGGTGTCGCCGGCTTGTGGCGGGTCGAAACGACCGCCAACCGGGCAGAGGACACCGCCAACGCGGTCGACGAGATCGTCGCGGAGAACGAGGCACAGGGATGCGTGAGGGCATGGGAATCCCGCGAACAGATCCGGCAGGCCATCGCCATCCCGAGCGAGGCCTTGATCGAAGTGGCGACTGATGCCCCTCCGGCGCAGATAGATGCGTTCCGGGCGTCGATCAACCGGCGGATCGCCGAGGCCTACCCCGATCCTGAATGTGACCTCGCCGCGGCCCAAGCCCGGCTCGACCAATAGGAGATTCGAATGCTTGTGAAGATTGTCGGTTATCTACCCCAGGCCGTGAAGGCGCTTGTCGCCGTTGCCGCCGCCGGCTCGGCCGCGTATGCGGGCGCTGTGGACGGTGGCGTGACCGCAGACGAATGGGTCGTCGTTGTCGCCTCAGCTTTGGCTGCGGGTGTGGCCGTGTGGCTCGCCCCCAACAAGCCGGCCACGGCATGAGACGCATCGTCGCCACCATCGCCCTGACCGTGTCGCTGCTGACGGGCGGGATCGCCCTCGGCACTGCCCCGGCCAGCGGCCACACCTACTCCGCGGCCAAGGCCGCGTGCGACTGGATCGAAGTCCGGGTATGGGGCCCGAACCCGAACAACATCACCCGGCTGAAGAACTCGCCCGTCCACTACTGGGGTAGCCACCAGGCCGACTGCCGCTACCTGATCGAGGGGCCTTCCAACATCATCCACTGCGTTCTCGTTGACCTGATCACAGGCTACGAAGTCTGGCTCGGGAACTGCTACGCCTGAACTGACGGGCTACCCTGCGGCCATGCGCAAGACCATCGTCTCCATCGTCGCCGCCACCTTCCTGCTCGCCGCCGCCGGCGCCGCGGGCGCCAACCCCGACGCACCCACCAACGGCGGCTCCGCCAACGGTGGCGGCCAGTCCGGCCAGTGCACCGGCGCCAACGCCGACCGGCCGGCCGCCTGCCACAACACCACCGGCAACGACGGCAACTAGCCGTTAGCGTCACCGTATGAGTCGAGTCCTGTCATGCCTATGGTGCGGAGCTCGACTGGACCACGACGGGAAGGGCCGGCCGAAACGCTTCTGTTCTCATGCCCATAGGAGCAGGCATTACGAATGGCGTCGGCTTTGTGGCACTACTGTCTCGCTGGTCGCCTTGGCAGCTCGAGATGGGCATGGCTGCGGTGTCTGCTCGGGATTGATCGATTTGCAGGCATCGGGTCCGCTAGGTCCGACGATCGACCATGTCGTCCCGTGGGCGCAGGGCGGGACTCATGAGATTGCCAACTTGCAGTTGGCACACAGCATGTGCAACACGCGGAAGATGGCCACGACAGGGTTCACGTGCGAACCGGTTGGAAGCCGCCCTCCACCGCTCACCCTCTTCTGATGACGTAAAGCCCCCCTGGCCTCACGGTCAGGGGGTTTCGTCGCGTCCGGTGTCGCGTCTAGGGGCGGCGGTAGGACGGTGCTCGCCGCCGATCGGCTGGTGTTCTCATCCATAGCAACCAAGCGATGGTGAGCCCGAATGCGACCCATAGTGCGACGTTGCCCCAATCGTCGTGGACCAGGAGAGAACCCGCCCGACCGAAGGCGACACCAAGCACCCACAACGTCGGCCGGAACAACAGGAAATCAAGCACGGTCAGTCGGTGCGGGGGAGGTCGGCGCCGAAGTGTTCGGCGATCGCGGCACCCAGCCCGCACTGGGTCGTCGCCCGATCCACAATCACCCGCACCGCCTCGAGCTCGGCCATCGCTATGAGGCCGTCAGCCTCCAGCTTGTCGGCTTCCCATTCGGCATCAGTCATTGTGTGTCTGCCTTGTCGAGCGCCAAGGCCTCTGCGAAAGCCTGCCTGGCTTCGGTGAGTGCCTCGATGAGTGGATCGATGGCTTCTGGCGAGTGGAACTCGATGTAGTCGCCGCCCAAAGTGGCAGTCAGCAGGACGCGTGTGCCTGGGTAGCGGTCCCGTTTCAGGTAACCGACGATGTCCCACCACTGTTCACCGCCGTTGGCCTCGTAGAACTTCTGGGTCTCGGCCATCCTCGTCTCTTTCGTTGGTTGCCCCGGCCTCTGCCGCCCGCTCGGGGCGGGTGGTGTAGAGGCCGGGGCTGCTCCCTAGCGGGGAGCGACCTTTCGTTCGCACCAAGCCTTGTAGCTCTCGGCGCTGCTGTGCCGCAGGAACAGTCCGACACGCTTCCAGAGCTGGTAGTGGCGGCCTCGGTGGTCGGTGCCTTCGTCCCACAGGGACTCAACGATCCAGAAGGGCCAGAAGCGCCGGATCTCATAGTGGCGGATCATCGTCTGCACATCCTTGCGCCCGTCTCGGTGGAGTCGTAGCGGGCCTGCACCACCGATGTCACCTCAGTGCCGTAGGCGGCGAGGTGGAGGCCGTCGCCGGCGATGAGGGTGGGGTCGGTTTCGATGACGGGCTGCCAGTCGAAGGTGCGGGCCCCGACCCGGTCCAGGTAGGCGCGGGCACGGTTGACGTTCTCGAGGATCCCCGGCCACGACAGCTCGGCTGTCGCTTGCACCCACGGGTCTTCGATGACGACACAGTCATCGGGCTGGGCGGCCATGATGATCCACGACAACACCGCCTCGTCGTCGGCGGTCCACCCGCCTTTGATGAGGCTGTTGTAGATGGGGTCGGCGATCACAATGTTCCGCCCACCGGCGTGGAGCTCGTCGACGATCGCGTCGGCCCAGTAGTGGACGGTGGCCCCAGGCTTGGCCCGCCAGGTGCGGCCGTCACCGTCCTCGACCGGGGTGGCGGTGACCTGGGCGGTGATGCTGGCACCAAACACCACCGTCCGACGCGGGCTGGTGGTGCCGGCTGGGGGGAGACAGCCGACAACCACGGCCACGACCGCGACGGTTAGGACGCGGGTGAGGTGGGTCATTCCACTTCCACTCAATCGCCATCGGGTGTCGGCAGGCGGACGAACTTCATGCCCTCGGACAGGGCGTCAAGAGCAGCTGCTCTCCCGACTCGATCCACAGCAAGTCGAATGAGCATGTCGTCAGGGATGGCGTCGATCAGGCGTTTGGTGAATTTTATGTGTGCGATCTGTTCAGGCGAACCGAACTCGGCTCCGACGTCCAAAGCCCTCTCGACCCGTTCCAAACCTTGGCCGCGGTACATGCCGTACTCGGTGTCGATGATCGGACCGAGCGCAGCCTGCACAGCGGCGAACAGTGCACGCCGGTCGGCTTGAGCTGCCTTGTCCATGATGCGTTCGACGATCATCTCATCGTCTATGGCCATGTTCGCTCTCCTCACGCTAGGGGTCCCGGACACCACACCCGGGCAACCTCACCGTACCGCCAACGTCAAGGGCCAAACGTCCCAGGTGACGGGTGTCTCCTTGACTTCGTCATCCGGCGCGTTCATAGTGCGCCTCCGGTAGTGGACCTTGCCCATGCGCATGGGTGAGGTGTGGGTGACTGAATGCCCTCCCTCCAACCGGGGAGGGACAAGGTACGAGAGGATCCGCTGCTCTACTCGTCAGGCCGATCCGGTGAGACGACGTGAGTTTCCCACGGGGGTAGCGCCTCGGGGCCGGGTTGCTTCGCAGCACACTCTCGGTTCGTCGCAGTCCTGCAACCGACCAGGTTGGGCGATGATGCGGGTAGGCAATCCCGTCTCACGCCCACTACCATTCCGATCGTCTCAGGGAAGACTTCCCACCCGTCCTCTTCTGGGGGCCGGGTTCGCAAGGCCCCCGTACCCGCTGACCGGCGTATACCGGAAGGTGAGTGGGCGGGGGCCTCTGCGCGTCGCCTACCCTGCGGTGACCTGCGTTTCCATCACCAGGGGGTGTACCTGTATGGGACTGTTGGTCAAGACGAACTAGACAGGTGGGGTACATGAGTGCATGATGGCGGCCATGACAACCCACGACCTCAAGCTCCACCGAGGCGACGACCTACACGTCACCTTCGCACCGGACCCCGTGACTGAGTCGGCGGAAGGACTACAAGACGAGGTCAACCGGCTCAAGACCTCGATCGAACTGGACTGGAAGCCGTGGGTCGGGCACGCCCTCGACAACAACACCTTGCTTCGGTCCGCCCTACGGAACATCCGCGACAACCTGGCCGGCATGGCTTCCCATGAGTGGGAAGAGGTCACGCATGAGGTCGGTAGCTACATCGCCTCCGTACTCGACGCAAGCAAGGACCGCAGGTGAGTGACATGAGCGCATCGACGTACTGGTCACCAGCAACACCCATGCCGCCAGGCGGAGGCGTCGGCCTCGCCATGCGTGACGCACTCGTTCGCCGACTCGGCCACGGAGACACCACGTACATCAACGGCAAGGAACTCGGTAGGGAAGACATCGAGTGGCTTCACGGCGTGAAAGACGCTGGCGGTGTTGATGAACTTGTGGAGGACGCGGAAGCCCTGATCGACGCGATCCGCAAGCATGAGCGCATCAAGATCACGGTTGAGTACTAGGACTTTCCTGGACCCGTGACCGCTGGCATCTATGCGCGGATCAGTTTGGATCGCCAGGATGGCGAGGGTGTCGCCCGCCAGCTCGCCGACTGCCGCGCCCTCGCCGCCCAACGCGGCTGGACCGACCTCGCCGAATACGTCGACAACGACGTGTCGGCATACCACGGCAAACGGCGCCCCGAGTACGAACGGCTCCTCGCCGACATCGCCGCCGGTCAACTAACGACTGTCATCGCCTATCACCCCGACCGGCTCTACCGGCACCCCCGCGACCTGGAACGCTTCGTCGATACCGTCCAGGCCGTGGGTGCCGATGTTGCCACCGTCCAAGCGGGTGATGTCGACCTGTCGACCCCTTCGGGCCGCATGGTCGCCCGCATCCTTGGCGCCGTTGCCCGCCAACAAGTCGAACGCATCGGGGAACTCGTGTCCCGGGCGAAGAAGGAACGCGCTGCCCAGGGCCGACACAGTGGCGGGGGCCGCCGGCCGTTCGGCCTCACCGAGAAACGCACCGCCCTCGTACCAGAGGAAGCCAATGCGCTCCGTGAGGTGGCGGCGGGCATCCTGGCCGGCGGGTCGTGGCGCTCACAGGTCGAAACGTTGAACGCCAACGGGGTACGCAACACCAGCGGGCAGCGGTGGGAGATCCGCACCCTGCGCCGCGTCCTCACCTCGCCTCACATCGCCGGGCTGCGCGCCTACCACGGCCAGATCGTCGGCGAAGCCACCTGGCCCGCCATCCTCGACCGCGGCACATGGGAACTCCTGCGGGCCGACACCGCGGGCCGCCGTGCCGGCCGCCCGCCCTCCGACAAACACCTGTTGACCGGGCTGTTGGCCTGCCACCACTGCGGCCGGAAACTGTACTGGTACAGCCACCGGCGGCAGGCCCAGTACCGGTGCCACCTGGTCGAGACCACCACCGGGAAAGGCTGCGGGCGCACCTCCATCGTCGCCGGGCCCACCGAAACGTACGTGGCCGACACGGTCGGCGCCTGGCTCGAGCGGCCCATCTTCGTCGCCGTGTTGGATGCCTTCCTCGCCTACGGCGACCCGGCCATGGGCGCGGCCAAGGCTGAGCTCGACGAGATCGACCGCCGCGAGATCCTCTCGGCACAGCAGTGGGCCAGCGGGGTGATGGGCGACGACGCCCACACCGCCGCCACCGCCGTGTTGAAGGCGCGGCGGGCCGAGATCGAAGCCCGCCTCGCGGGCGCCCAACGCCTCGCCGGCGGCGCCGGGATCACCGCCAAAGACATGGCGGCCGGCTGGGCCGTGCTCGACATTCCCGGTCGCCGTGAGGTCATCCGACTGGCCGCCAACTGCCCCATCCCCGTCGCACCCGGCCGCACCCCCGACGGGCACGTCGTACCGGTGGCTGAACGGCTGGCGGCGTTGCGGCCAGTGTGGGAGTAAAGAGGTGCGGCGCTAGGGGCAGCGACTCCCCGGCGGTACCCGTGTACCGGTCGGATCAGTGCCGCTGCCCCAGGCTCGGCCGCTACTACAAGCCGGGCGCCGCGTGCCCTTTAATGAAGACGGGCCTCATCCTACACGGCGCTCCGCCACCGTCTGCGACATGACCTCTTGACGTGCCGGGGGTGTCACGGGCAGTGTGTACGCCTGTCACTACGTGACGGGTGGGGGAAAGGCGGACGGACGGGCTATGGCAGCCATCATCGACGACGGACCAAGACAATGGGTCACGGACACCCTCAACCGGAAGTTGGGGAGGGTCGCAGCCATGAGCAACGGGACGCTCATGCTCATCGCCGTCACCACCATCGACCCCGGCACCGCCCGCATCGTCCTCGCCGTCGGTGCCATCACCCTCATCGGCTACGCCTGCCGACCCCAACCCCCCACCTGCCCCGCCACAACCACCGACCTGGCCGAAGTCGAGGCCATCGTGATGGAACGTTTGGATGACATGGAGCGTGAGGCGTGCGTGAGCATCCGGGGTGCCCGTGACGAACTAGCGCGTCTCCGCCAGTCGATCGAACGCGGCGCGTAGGGCATTCACTTCGCCGCGCAGCCGGTCGACCTCGGCCCGTAGGTCTGCGGGCGTGGCGTCGATGGGGGCGTCGAGGACGATGGGGGTTTGGCCGTTGAGGATGCGGTCGATGCTGTCGGCCGACCAGCCGAGGGCTTCTGAGACGGCGCGCAGAGTCGGGCGCAGGTAGGTGGTGCGTTCAGCTTTTTCGATCGATCTGATGAGTCGGTCGGTTGTTCCTGCTGCGCTTGCCAGCTCCTGTTGGCTCATGCGGCGGTCGTTGCGGCGGGAGCGAACTTGGGTGGCGACGCGCTTCCATGCTTCGTCGGCCATAACACCCACTATGTCCGGGCATGTCCGGGAGTGTCAACTGACAGGGGGTTGACGGTTCCGGACACATCCGGATATGGTGCCGGACATGAAGTCCAAGCCCGCCGCCCTCCGCGCCGCCCGAGAACGCCAAGGGCACACCATCACCGCACTCGCCGCCCTCTCCCGCGTCAGCAAGCAACGCATCTCCGACCTCGAAACCAGCCCCGTCGGAATCCTCCCCCCCACCGCGCTGCGGCTCGCCGACGCCCTCGGCGTCGACATCGAAGACATCGCCAGCATCACCAGCATCACCGACGACGAATCCGACGAGGTCGTGGCATGACCGTCACCGACCAGATCATCGACACGTTCGTCGACGCCGGTGAGCTCGCCGCCCGAGTCGGCCTCCTCGCCGAATCCTGGGAACAGCTCATCGACCGGCTCAACCACGCCGGGCTCCTCGACGAGCTCACCCGTTCCTGCTTCGGGCAGATCGACACTGGCCAGTGCCCCCTGTGCGGGCACAAGAAGCCGCCCGGCGACCCGCACCCCAAGCCACCCCCACCGCCGCCACCCCCACCACCCTCTACCGCCCAAGACGTCCGAGTCGCCTGGGGGGCCCGGCTACTCGAAGCCCGCAAAGCCGCCGGCCGTACCCAAGTTGACCTCGCCGCCGTCCTCAACGCCGACCAGACCACCATCAGCGGCCTCGAACGCGGCCGCACCGGCAGCCTCGCCATGTACCTCGCCTACGCCCATGAACTCGGCATCACCCTCGTCGGGTTGGACTCGTGACTGGTCGCTACTGGTACGTGATGGTCGACGACACGCCCATCGACCCCATGAACCCGTTGTCGGCACGCCAGGCAGCGGAGGACTTTCTGTATTTCGTCGAGGGTGACCGTCCCGACCAGAAGGTCGACATCGAGCAGTGCGACGACGCGTCGCTCGACTGGGCTTTCGGTGAAGGGGTGCGGCCGTGACCGGTCCGATGCGTGTCCGTCACCTCCCCACCGTCGCCCAGGCATTCCAGTACGACGGCGACAACGCCGACGCCATCTGCACCTGGGCAGGCCCCGACGCCTACCAGACCCTCCGCGGCGAACTCATCATCCACACCCGCGAAGGCGAGCATGTCGCCCACCCCGACGACTTCGTCATCCGCCGCCCCAACGGCCGGTCGTACCCGATCTCCCCAGCCGACTACGAAGCCGGCTGGGAATGGATCGGAGACGGGTCATGACGGAGCGTGAGGTGGCCCGGCAGGTAGCCCGCATCCTCGCCCCCGCCGTCGCCACCACCAAACAAGCCAAGGCCAAACGATGACCGCCATCGATTCCGTGCTCGGTCGTCCCGGTGACCCTGTGAAGTGCCGCACCATCGGTGAAACCAGCGTCCACTGGTGGAACACCCCGACCAGCGTTGGCGACTGGTGCCTCTGCGGTGAGATGCAGAAGCGCACCGATAACCAGCATCACCAAGGCAACGGCGAACACTGCACCTGCTGGCTCAACGACGAGAAGCCCTGCTGCGCCTGCGGGTACGCCGACGACGAAGCCCTCGATTGCACAGGCGTCATGCAGGAAGCCCCATGACTGCCGCCGGTTTCGCTGGGACGCTCGCCGTCGGCGCCATGACCCTCGCCGCTGTCGTCCTCGTCGCCGGTGTCGTCCTCGCCGTCTCGAGCTACCGGGGCGACAAATGACCGCCCACTGGACTGTCGACGACGACGGCACGCTCTGGTTCCTGTTCGGCGCGGGTGAAGCGCTCGAGCCATGGGAAGCGCTGCCCGGCACCCACGGTGCCCAGGTAGCACAACCGCAGTTCGACGCCGCGTATGACGCCCTGGTGGCTGATGTGCGGGCGGCCCGCCTCGCCGACGACCTTGCCGCTGAACTCAAAGCAGCACTCGATTGGATGGACGACCCGGACGGTGAACCGAACAGCAGTGTCCTCGTAGACCGTTGGAGTGCCTTGTTGGGCGAGGTCGCCGCCCTCCCACGCCAGGAGGCCCAGTGATGTTCTGCGTGGTCTGGTCCGTGCCCGGCGACCGCCTACCCGCCAGGAGCTGCACGCCCCCATCTACGCCCACCCCAGGGGGGCACCGCAGCCCAGACCACGCACACCACTTCTTGTCCGGCGGTTCCCTCCTACAACGTGGTTTCGCCTCACGTTGGACCGCCGGCCCCCCAACCCGGAACCGTCTCACCGCCGGGTTGGGGACGCCCCGGGTGGACGCCGGACACCCCCCCGTCCGCCCACCCGGGGCAACAACCGAAAGACCCTGACGTGATCCGACTCACGAAAGCCCGCTACGGCTCCTGGCGTCGCCCTGTCGGCCGGTTCACCATCCCTACGGCCGCGGACCCGCAGCGGCCACGGGTCAACCTCAATCGATACCCGGGGAAGATCATCGGCATTGCCCTCTACCCGGGTAGCCGCCGCTACCTGTCCTGGGTCTGGCCCGTCCAAATCGTCGGCCTACGACTCACCAAGGAACAGTTCGACCGCCAAGTCCGTGAACTGACATCTCAATAGCCAAGTGCCCCGCCCCCAAGACCGCGAAGCCAAAGGGCGGGGCACCAGACCCAAGGGAGCATAGATGTACACCAGCACTGTCATCTACGGGATCACCCCCGACGACATCCACATCCGTGTCCACCCCCAAGGCGTCATCGCCGAACTCGGCGACCTCAACGTGTGGACCCCCACCATCGAAGCCATGCACGAACTATGGGTCGACGTCGGCCGCAAGATCGCCCACGCCCAAATCCACTCGTACCCCGGCATCGACCCCACCATGGAGGACCGATGAGCGAGATCGTGTTCAAAGATCCGCCGGCCAAGAGACCACGGCATGGCAGTAAGCCGTCCATTGGACCGCGACTTGCCCCCCTACGAGAACGTCCTGGCGAGTGGGGACGAGTGTTCCCTGTACCCAGTCTCTCAGCCGCCCGAACTCAGGCAACTCGCATAAAGCACGGACTCTACTCCGGGATTGAACCGGCCGAATATGAAGCCAGGGGCGCAATAGACGACGACGGCGAAGCGTACGTGTGGGTGCGGTGGCTCGGACCACAGGAGGACAAGTGACCGCCGACGATTTCGCCCGCTGGCGGCCCTACACCGCATCACTACAAGAAAGACCAGTGAGCGACTCCGAGCCAACAACCCATGACCTGATCGTCGAGCTCCGAGATGCCCTAGGCCTGTTCTCCGGAGCAATGCCCATCAGCCCGAAACAGGCGTGGGAAGAGGCGATCGACACGGTGACCGAACTCACGCACGGCCGCTGCTGGGTGTGCATGACGAAGGAGGACCGGTGACAACCGAACTCGTTCTCACCCTGGCGGCAGCGGCGGCCATTCTCGCCGCCGCCTACCGGCTCCAAGCCGCCCCCCTGTTCGCTGTCGATGCGACCGTCCCTTACGGGTCTGGCCGCTGGCCCAACCCCAACGTCTCGAGGACACCCATGACCGCCACCACCCACGACCCCGCCGGCGAGCTCGACCTCGACGACCCCACCACTGGCGACATCGTCAACACGGACGAAGAACCCGTCATCGACCCCGGGCGGATCGACCAGCCCGTCAAGGTGTACATCGACGTCACCCGGGCACAAACCGGAGACGACGGCGACCACGCCCTGATCGTCCAACTCCCCAACGGCGGCGATTTGAACGCCGCGCAGGCCGAACAGCTCCGCCACGCACTCGACCTCGCCGTCCCCTGGCTCGCCCAAACCCGCGGCCTCCAAGGACACCAATCATGACCGACCGACCGCGTCCACTCACCGGGCGGGAACTCAACGAGCAGCACAAGGCGTTGGTCGAGTCCGGCGCATCGTCGGCGTTCACCCTGCGCTGGCTGCGCGACGAGACCGACCTCTGGTGTCTTGACCGAGCCACAGGAGACGACCAGCCATGAGGTCCCATCCGTTCTACGGCAGGACGGCCCGGGACACCGACCGTGAGGCGGATGTGCTCGCCCAGTTGACGGCGGCGCTCATCGTCGAAAACCACGCCCACCACTTGCACGTCCAGGCCCGGCGGGCACGCATCCACCAAACCACCCGTTGGTGGCGCCCCTGGCCCCAAGCCGCCATCGACCCCCACCAACGGCCATGAGTTTCCTCGACGAGTCCTATTGGGGTGGGTACACGGAACACGGCGAACTGCTCCATCTCGCAGTCGAAAGCGCGGGACAGTACGCCCGGAGCGCCTGTGGACTGCTGCTGACAGGCGGGGCATGGGTTATCCCCGACCAGATGCACAGCGCCCGTTGCCGATCGTGCTCGCGCATTGAGGCCACCGAAGAGCGAGCCGAGATCGAGGCCGCCGCTACAGGAAGCGGCCTGCCGTGACTCGCCGCTCCCGCCGTCGTGGCGGCGATCTCGTCGTCAACGCCCTCCTCATCATTCTCGGCGGCGTCGCTGTCGGGTGGCTGCTGGGCCAGGTGCTCTGGCATGTCGAACGCGCCAACGTCGCCGCGCCCGACACACCCATCACCTGGCTCCCAGCCCTCACCGCCATCCCCGTCGTCGCCGTCGCCATCTGGGCCGTCATCCGCGCCCACCACACCCCCGACAAGCCATGACTGAGTCGAAGCGCAGCCGCAAATCGAAGCGCCGTTGGGAGCGGGCAGTGATGGCCTACAAGGCCACCGCCTCCGGCTGCTGGGCCGAAGATGCATGGCCTGGCGTGCACCACACCTGCTCCGTACTCGACGCACTCCACACCGGTCCTCATAAGTGCTGCTGCGGCTACGAGTGGGAAACCAAGCCATGAGGTGGCTCCGCCGGCTCCTCCACCGCCGACCACGGCCACGGGCCCTCGCCCCCGCCGGCACCATCCACATCCTTTGCCCTGACGAACTCGAACCACCCCAGGACGCGGCATGACCACCGCCCGGCCCGTCGAACAATCCCTATTCCCCGACCACGCTCCCGACCGGCCCCGCGGCCCCCTCGTCGGATCCGTCATCGGCGGCACCAACGCCGACCTCATCGCTGCCATCGCACCCACCTACCTCGAGGGCAACTCTGTTCTTGATGTCACCTACGGCCGCGGCGGCTGGTGGACCCGCTACCAGCCACACCCCTTCACGTTCCATGACATCGCCGTCGACGGCGTCGACTTCCGTCACCTCCCCGAGTCAGACGGGTCAGTCGATGTCGTCTGCTATGACCCGCCATACATCCCCGCGGGTGGGCAGGGCACAACAACTGCACCCGAGTACCGGGAGCGGTTCGGACTCGCCATCTACCGAAGCCAGGCAGAGCTCGACCAGCTCATCCAGGACGGGCTCGCCGAGGTGGCCCGGGTGGCACGCACGTGGGTGCTGGTGAAGTGCTGCGACTACGTCAACGCCCGCCACTTCACCCTCGGGCACCGCAAAGTTCTCGACGCTGCCGACAAGCTCGGGCTCACCGACAACGGCGACCCCTGGGATCTCATCATCCACCACACCGGCCCAGGGCCCGGCGGCCACAACATCTACACGCCGCTACGGGCACGCCGCCACCACTCTTACCTCCTCGTATTCCAGGCGGCCGGCTGATGCGTGTCGAACCTGACCGTTGCTGGCATTGGTGGCGGCGCCGCACCCACTGGCACTGGGAACACCACTACGCCACGTTCGCCCACATCGGCGAACGCCGGCTCTGCCCACCATGCCGGCGACGGCACATCGCCCGACAACTCGAACAGGCCACCCCATGACAATCGAATGCCGGCGAACCATCGGCCTTTACACCGACAACGAACACAACGTCTACGAAACCCGCTGCGTCCGTCACCGATTCCATTTCGGTGACTGCAAGACGGACACAGCCCGGTCCCGGATCAGATCGTTCTACGACATCAACCGGGAAACCTGGCCGGACATGGGACGACGGGAAGCTCTCATCAGCGCAATCCGCTGCTATCGGATGGTCTTCAAGTGACCTGCACCATCGAAAACTGCGACCGGGCCATAAAAGCCCGCGGCCTGTGCGACATGCACTATCAGCGGTGGTGGCGGACCAACGGGTTTGAACTCAAAGACCGCCACGAGGGCGACAAACGGGCAATCGCCTACTACACCGGCGTAATCGACGCCCGCCACCGGCGGCCCTGCCGCGTCCCACCCACCGACTCGAGCCTCATCGCCCGCCTCTACCGGCGTGGCTACAGCGACCAGCTCCTGACCCAAATGGCGGCAGCAGCATGACCTGGTGGGACCACGCCGCATGCCAGGGCGTCGACCCCGACGCGTTCTTCCCACCCCGCGAAGAACCCCGTATCACCAAACTGCGGGTCGCCGCCGCCAAAGCCATCTGCGCCGAATGCACCGTCCAAACCCAATGCCTCGAATGGGCGATCGCCCGCGAACGCTGGGGCATCTGGGGCAAGACCACCCCCACCGAACGGCGCCACATCCGCATCGCCCGCCGCCACGCCCAACGACTCAAGGAAGCGTCATGAACCATTGCACCATCCTCATCATGTTCTCCGGGGAAATCGAACTCGACGAAGGCTCTATCTGGCCCGACAAGGACGCCCCCGAGAATTGGACCGCCGCCGACGTGAAGGCGGTTATGGAGTCGTGCGGCTCCAAGTGGCGGGTCATCGACGACTGGAACCTCGTCGACAACCTGCGGGTCGAGGTGGCCGGCGGGGGCGCCAGATCCGAGGTCTGGTGATGGCCCACCCGTCGAAGTCAAAGGGTGACCGCAGTGAACTCGAGGCCGCCCGGCTACTCGCCGAACTCACCGGCTGGCCCGTCCGCCGCAAACTCGGCGCCGGCCGCCTCGGCGACACCGGAGACCTCGACGGCATCCCCGACACCACCATCCAAGTCAAGGCCTACCGGGACATCCAACGTGCCATCCGCGAAACCCTCCATGAACTCCCCGCCCAGCAAGCCAACGCCGGCACCCCCTTCGCCGCCGGGCTCATCCGCCGGCCCGGCGGCCACTACTTCGCCGTCATGACCCTCGAACAACTCGCCGCACTCATCCGAGAAGCCACCAGCCCCTGAAGGATCGACAACATGAAACTCGAACTGTCCTGGCGATACGCCGTAATCGGCATTTACAAGGACCGCGACAAGCCGATCGTGAGGATCTACCCCCTGCCGTTCGTGCGGCTCTCAATAGATCGATCCCCGTAACCCATGAGCGTCAACGAACTCCTCACCCAACCCGACAATGGCCCGAACGGTCAGATCCGACGCGACCGCTGGGGCAGATACCTCCTCCCCCACCCCGAAACCGGCGTGGAGCAGGCGTGGACCCGTGTCACCACCCTCAGCTCGACCCTGGCGGACCGGTTCGGGCTCGAGAAATGGATGCAACGCAACATCGTCTACGGCATCGGCCAGAGACAGGACCTCTACGCCCGCGCCGCCGCCGCCAAGCTCGAAGACAAGGACACGCTCACCGAGATCGTCGACGCCGCACAGGCCGCCGCCGCTGATAAGGCCGGTGCCAACCTCGGCTCCGCGATCCACCAGTTCACCGAACGCATCGACCGCGGCGAAACCCTGGTGGTGCCCCCGCCCCACGACAAGGACGTCAACGCCTACCAGACGACACTCAGAGCCGCCGACATCGAGGTGGTCTACGGGTGGATCGAAAAGGTCGTGTGCATCCCCGAGCTCGACGTGGTCGGCACCCTCGACCGGGTCGTCGAACACCCATGGGACGGCCCACTCCCACGAGTCGCCGATCTCAAGACGGGCAAGGACGTCGTCAAGTACGGGATGACCGAGATCGCACTGCAGCTCGCTCTCTACGCCAACGCCACCCACTGGTGGGACGGCACCCAATGGCACCCGATGATCGACGTCGACAAGACCAGTGCCATCGTCATCCACCTCCCCGTCGGCCAGGGCCGTTGCACCCTCTACGAGGTCGACATCGCCGCCGGCTGGGACGCGGTCCGGCTGGCCGTCGACGTCCGGGCCTGGCGCAAACGCAAAGACCTCGCCCAACAGATCCCCGCCATCCCACCTGCCGTGCGGGTGACGGGCAGCGGTACCCCCGACACCACCGACAACCCTCCGCCGGTGGTGTCGGGGGACCGCGACCACCCACCCGCAGCACAGGTCCAATGGCTCCGGGCACGCGTCGGATGGCTCATCGACCACGGATACGGCGGACAACTCGCCGCCCAATGGACCCGCCACCCCCACATCCCCACCTTCAAACACGGCGGCCCACAAACACAAGAACACGTCGACGCCATCATCGCAATGTGCGGCACCGTAGAAGACGCCCACGAGCTCCCCTTCGGGCCACCCGACCCGACAATGCAACCAACAACCAAAGCGAAAGCGAGAGCACAAGCATGAGCCAATTCGCAGCACCCGCCGCCTCCAGCGGCATCGAATGGGAAACCCTCAAAGGCTCCCTGTTGATCATCGAACCCGTCGAAGTCGTCCACGACATCGGCACCAACTACGGCACCACCAACGCCGTCCGCGCCAACGTCCACGTCATCGACGGCCCCAAGCAAGGCGAAACCTACGACGACACGTTGGTGTTCCCCAAGGTCCTCCAATCCCAACTCTCCTCGAGGATCGGACAGAAGGTCCTCGGCCGGCTCGGTCAGGGTGTCGCCAAGCCCGGCCAGTCACCCCCCTGGACCCTCAACACCGGCACCACACAGGACGAGACCGTCGCCGTCCAGTGGTTGGCGTCCCGCACCCAACTCACCGCCGCCGACCTCATCCCCGGCCAAGAACCCTTCTGATGGACGCAGGCGACCTCAACCGGCTCGCTGGACTACTCGACGAACTCGACAAGTCAGCACGAGAAAGCGGGTTCCACGTCCAGAGCGGCACATCGATCGTCAAGACAGCCAGCGGCGACATGGTGGCCACCCTGTTATGGGCAGAAAGCGAGACCCGCTTCCCTCACTACGAAATGAAAGACATCCAGTAGACCCAGGCACGTAGGTGGTCTGGGGCGCGCTGGGGCGTCCCAGACCACCACCACAACCCAGAAAGGACTAGTTGGGGATGACCATCCAGGCCATCGAAACCCGCTACGCCGGCTGCCGATTCCGTAGCCGGCTCGAAGCGCGTTGGGCCGTGTTCTTCGACAGCCTCGGCATCACATGGGACTACGAGATAGAGGGCTACGAGCTGCCAAGCGGCAAGAGATATCTCCCCGATTTCCTGCTGCCCGACTGCGGCACATGGATCGAAGTCAAAGGCCATGACGGTGATCTGAACAGGCCACTCCTATTGGAAGCAGCACAACACCTGCCATTTCTGCACAACGGCCTAGGCGAACAATGCGGCGGGCTCATGATCCTTGGACCTATCCCCCAGCCTGACCCGTCGGGATGCGATTGGGGATGGACGAAGCTAGACGCCCCCCATGGTCCCGGCGACGACTGGGCCGCAGGCCATTACGTATTTGGCATGTACGCCAAAAACCTACGTCCGTGGTGGGCCGACATCATGGGCGACCAGGCAAGTCACCAATGGACCACACCAGTTCTATGCAATGAATGGCTCCGAGACGCACGCGCCGCATACGTCGCAGCCCGATCCGCCAGATTTGAACATGGAGAGACCAGATGAACAGGGGCAGGTGATGGCCATAGACGGACACATCACCAGCAATGGCGACGATCACAACTACAACCGGGCATGGAACCTCGCCGCCCTCCGAGGCGAAATTGGCAACGACGCCGCCTACGCCACCATCCGAGCCGCCCGCGCCCTCGCCGACGACGGCACCCTCGATCAAGAATCCCTCGAGGCGCTCCTAACCGGCGACATCAAAAACGGCCACGACGAACGCCGGTTCGAAACCCTCGAACAAACCTGGCTCATACCAGGCCTGGAAGAAGACGCAGCCACCGTCGCAGCACTCGAACAACTCGTCGCCGACCGGGACGACGACTACCTCCCCTCCTGGGCACACCTCATCATCGACGGCAAAACATGGCTCACCAACGGGCCCGACACCGCCCAACCACTCTGGGGCACCAACGACACCGTCCTCGCCGCACTCAACCAGCCCACCACCATCGCCGGCCCCCAAGGCTCCGGCAAAAGCGTCTTCGGGCAACGACTCGCCCTCGGCTGGATCGGCGCCATCAACCACATCCTCGGACACCCCGTCCACCACGGCGAGCGCAACGTCCTCTACCTCGCCTCCGACCGGCCCGACCAAGCACGACTCTCCATGCGACGCATGGTCACCAACGACCAGCTCGACACCCTCGAAGCACGACTCAGAGTCTGGAAAGGCCCCCCACCCGAAGACGTCGCCAAACAACCGCTCATGCTCCTCGAAATGGCCGAAGTCGCCGACGCCGACCTCATCGTCATCGACTCCGCCAAAGACATCGCCATCAAACTCTCCGCCGACGAAGTCGGAGCCGCCTACAACTCGGCACTCCAACACTGCGTCGCCGCCGACATCCAAATCGTCGCCCTCCACCACCCACGCAAACTTTCCGGCGAAACCCGCGACAACCCCGTCCGCGTCCTCGACGACCTCTACGGCGCCTACTGGGTCACCGCCGGCAACGGCAGCGTCGTCTACCTCCAACCCGGCGACTTCGACACCTACACGCTCACCCAGTTGAAATCCCCCATCGGCAACAAGGCCGAGATCCCCTACGAACACGTCACCGCCACCGGCGACGTACGGCCCCCCACCATCCCCGACCTCATCACCATCCTCGACCAAGCCGGCTACGACGGGATCACCGCCATACACATCGCCCGCATCCTCTACAAGGTCGACCAGCCCAACGAATCACAGAGCAAGAAGATCCGCCGGACCCTCAGCGACCTCGAGACAGACGCCGTGGTCGAGTCGTTCGGGGCGACCCGCAGCAAGAAGTGGCGGCTCATCGAGTCGATTCGGACATCCGACGGAATGTCCAAATCTAACTTGGACAACCCTTCCCTCATTCGGACACAACTCCAGGTCAGCGATTCGGACACTTCCTATTCGGACAAACCACCCCCTGTCTTAAGACAGGGGGTTGTCCAAATGGGAAACGAAACCCCTGACCTCCTCGGTCCCCTCGACACGGAGAACCTCTTCTAATGGTGAAACCCACCCACGCAGCCAGCCAGGAGCACCGATGAATCAGGACGCGTTCGAAGCCAACCTCGCCATCATCAACGCCCTCGGCCTCGACCCCCACAACATCCGCCGCAACGGCCTCACCATCCAACTCACCGACGCCGGCCCCATCGCCACCATCGAGATATTCCTCCGCAACAGCGAAGGCAAGCTCTACGCCATCAACGACGAAGTCGCCACCACACTCGAGCGCTACAAGCTCGTTCCCCTCGAGGATGAATCGGAACGGCCTCGGCCGGACCCCCTGCCGCGGCCGCGGCCACACCGCAACCCGAGCACCGACATCTGAAGTGACGTTCGGCCCTTGACACCCCAACCCCAAGGCGCATACTGCGACCAACCCCGGATGTGGTGTCCGGAAGCACCCCTAGCGGAAGAGAGCAACCCATGCGCACAACCGTGCTCGCAGCTCTAACAGCCCTCACCCTCATGACAGCCGCCTGCAGCGACAACGCGGCTGGTGCCGATCCCGTTACCACTGCCGTCCTCGAGGCCGAACCCGAAGCCGACCGGTCAGACATCGCCGTCGACATCGAGATCATCAAGGACCAGGAACCCGACGCCACCGACGAACAGATCGCCGGCTGGATCATCGAAGTCATCCAGTGGAACAACTGCCTCGAGCAGCACCCCATGGGCACCGGTTGCATCGACACCAGCCCCGACAACCCCCTCAACTGGTAACCCCCCTACCACCAGTAGTCCCCCCCCGGAGACCCCCGGGCCAACGCCGGGGGGTCTCCCGCGCCCCTACTCTCCCCCCATCCCCCCCTATATCGCCTCCTAACGGCCTCCACCCCACACTCCGGTACCACACCACCCGCCACACCACACACGGCCACACAGCGGGGGCCCCGCTACCATCACCACCATGCCGGCCAACGGACGGTGGCCCTACTGCGACCCACGCTGGACCCGCATCCGACTAGCAGTACTCGCCAGAGACGGCTACCAGTGCCAGGCCCCAGGCCCCAAGCACAGTCGCACCCTCGACATTGACCACATCATCGAGTGGACCAGGGAACCTGACCTCGCCTTCGAGCCCACTAACCTTCGAACGCTGTGCCGTCTCCACCACAACCGAAAAACACATCGGCGAAAGCCGCGGCGACAATCGAGACGATGGTGACTTCCGAAATTCGAAACCCGGATTCGCGTTCCCGTTTTTTTAACGTGGCGCCCCCTGCGGAC